GCATTTGAAAAAACAATATCTATAGATTCTAAAATTTATTCGGATAGTATCATTTTACAGTCAAAATCAATTCAAGATTATACAGAATCTATTGGGAATAGAGTTTTGACAATAGATAACATAAGTAATCTATTCACTAACGAATCCCGATCGGAAAGGTTTTCTATTGTTGATGAATATAGTTTTTATTCTTCTAGATCTAAAAAATACATAATCTTTATTTTTGATAGGAGAAATACAAATAAAAGACAAATGCTTTTGGTTTCTAGTCTATCTAGTAATTCAAGTATATTTTTAAATCAATATGGAAGAGTAGAAACATTGGAAGATTTGGGATATTTTGATGCGGATATGTTTGGATTGGGTGGAAGATTACTATTTTATCCCACAGACTATGAGTTTAATAACTATTACATTAATGCAATTGCATATTCATTAAGTGACTCAATATCGGGAATAGGAACATTAAACTTAGGAGATACTGCTACAGTCTCCAGTAGCAAAAAAACTCTACCTCAAGGAACTAACACATCACAAAATATAGTTGGAATTGCATCCACATATAGAGCTTCTAAATTATTAGTTCTATATAGTTCTTATGATGAGTCTTACTTTGAATATGATGAGATTACTGTTCTTCATGATGGTTCAAATGTTGAGTTATTGGAGTATGGACAACTATCAACTGATACTACAGGTACTTTAGGGTCATCTGGACTTGGAACTTATAGTGCTTCTTTATCTGGATCAAACTTAAATATTAATTTTACCCCAAATGTTGGATTGGGAGTTACTTATATTCTAAATACTGTTCAGATTTCTATTGCAAATACTTCCTCTACTGGGATCTCTACTTTAGCGTTAAGCACTGGATTATTAGATTCGACAATTACAAATATCCCATCTAATCCAACTCCAGTAAAAAATGTAGTCTCAGAGTACTTGAATCCACATTCTGGTAGTTATTGTTTTATAAGTATTGAAGATACCACTAATAAACAATACCAAGTATCAGAAATTATATTAGTCAATGATAAATCATCAGCGTCTATGACGGAGTTTGCTGTTCTCACAACAAACTCGATTCTTGGAAATTTTGACGTTTCAACTACAGGACAAAAAACACAACTTAATTTTACTCCAATAGCAAATGCAGATATTCAAGTTAGAGTATATCAAAATGCGTTAAAAGTAAAAAATGAAGAAAGTTTAGTTAATTTTAAAAGTTTGGAAAATGCATTTATTGAATGTGAATTTGCATCTTATGAGGGAACAAATATTGATTTGAGAAGAGATTTTGAGATTAAACATAAAAATCTACCAATATTTAAGAGAAATTTTGTTGGCAGCTCTACAAGTGTTATTGACACTATAAACAACATAATTATTATCCCGAATCATTTCTTCACCAATGGTGAAGAGGTAGTTTATAACTCAGATTCAATATCAACAGAAAAGTCTATAGGAATAGTTACGGAAAGTGTTCCTGGAATTGGATTAACAAACAAATTACCAAAATCTGTTTATGTAATTAAAGTAGATAACTCCACAATAAGACTTGCTTCTTCTGCAGAAAATGCTCTAAAAAGACGCCCATCTCCTTTGATTATTTCTTCTGTTGGAATTGGATCAACACATTCTCTGACATCAAAAAATCAAAATTCAAAAGTTCTTATTGGAATTGATAATATTATTCAATCTCCAATAGTATCAACCGCTGTTACCACATCAATTATATCACAAGTTTATACAACTACAGAGGAAATATCAGTCTCCGGCATTACTTCTTTCTTTAATGAAGATTTGATAAAAATTGATGATGAAGTGATGAAAATAGATACGGTCGGGTTTGGCAGTACAAATGTGCTGTATGTAAGGAGAGGATGGATGGGAACGGGAATATCGACTCATCTCCCAGGATCTCTCGTCACAAAACTTTCGGGAAGTTATAATATAACTGAAAGCACGATTAATTTTGCAGAAGCACCAAGAGGATTTGATCCTATAGGAACCACAACTAAAGGTCCAAATGAAGTTGATTACATTGGTATTTCTACTTCTTATAGTTTTTCTGGAAGATCATTTATGAGAAGTGGAGAAATAGATTCCACAGATGATGCCTACAGTAAAAATTACATTCTCGATGATATTTCTGACCAATTTACAGGATATACTACATCATTTGTTTTAAAATCAAATGGACTAGACGTACCCAACATAACTAATGACAATGGTATCATACTCATAAATCAGGTATTCCAATCTCCAAAAAGACTTGATTCTGCTATCAATCTAACTGGAGATTATTATTTGAAAGGTGATGTTGGAATTACAAGTATTAACTTTACAGGATCGATATCATCAACCTCATATGACGTAAATACATCCAGTATTCCTTCTGGGGGAATACTAGTTTCTGTCGGTTCTTCGATGGGACTTGGTTATCAACCTTTAGTTGCTGCTGGTGGAACTGCTATTATTTCTGGTTTTGGAACCATTTCTTCTATTAGTATCGGAAACAGTGGTTCTGGTTATCGTTCTGGACTTCAAGTAGTTAATGTTGGAGTTAAAACAGAAAGTATTAATAGTCCAAACATTAAATATATTGGAATCGCGTCAGTGAGCAATGGAAATATTGTAAGTGTTGCTATTACAAATCCAGGAATCGGATATACTTCATCAAATCCACCTATAGTGGTCTTTGACTATCCATTAAGTTATTCAAATATTCCATTAGTTTATAGTAGCTCTTCTCCCGTCTCTGGATTTGGAACTGGTGCCACTGTAAATATTCTGGTTGGATTGGGATCTAGTATAGTTGATTTCGAACTTACAAACCTTGGGTATGGATATGGGCAAGGAGAAATTCTTACGATTGGAATAGGTGGATCTGTAGGAATTCCCACAGATACTTTATCAACATTTAATGAGTTTACTTTGTCTGTTGATAGAACTGCAATTGACAGTTTCTCTGGATGGACACTTGGAAGTTTATTGTCAATTGATCCTTTGGATTCTTTGTTTGATGGGCAAACAACGCTATTTCCAATAACTGTCGATGGTATACCTCAATCAATAAGAGCGAGGAGAGGATCTGATATTGATATTCAATCAACATTATTGGTTTTTATAAATGATATTTTACAGTCTCCCGGAAATGCATATATTTTTAATGGCGGAAGTTATATAACATTTACGGAACCACCAAAAGTTGGAGATACCTCTAAAATTTTATTCTATCAAGGAACTTATTCTGTTGATATTATTAATGTTGATATTCTGGAGACAATAAAAGTTGGCGATAGTGTTACTTTATATGATCAAAATATAGCATATGAAGAAAGTGATAGATCTGTTACTAATATAAGATCTTCCGATAGTGTAAATACAAACATTTATCCAGGTCCAGGAATAAATAAAGACCAAAATTATCTTCGTTCTTTAAACTGGTGCAAACAAACAGAAGATAAACTTATCGACAATAATCCAATACCAAAAGATAGACCAATATATGAACCTCAGATTTATCCAAGAACAAATCTAATACAATCCGTTGGTGTAGGGTCAACTGTAATTTTTGTTGAAAGTGTTAAAACATTTTTCAATAATTTAAAAGAAAACTCAACAAAACAAAATAGTATTGTGATTATTTCTCAAGATTCGACAGTTGGTGCTTCTGCAACCGCTATTGTGTCCTCTGCAGGAACAGTGACTTCTGTATCCATTACCAACAGTGGAATTGGATATACTGTTGCACCATCAGTAACTATAGCAAATCCAGTTGGTCTTGGATTCACTCAAAGATCTGTAGCAATTTCATCTATTACCTCAGGTAAAGTTACTTCCATTACAGTCACTTCACCGGGGACGGGATATACTTTTACAAATCCACCATTAGTATTAATTGAAACACCCAAAGTCTCTTCCAATATTGAAGAAATTTCTTCAGTAGTTTATTCAGGAGATTTTGGAATTATTTCTGGAATTTCTACAGTTTCTGTAGGAGGTGCTTCTACTGGGATTGTTTTTGATCTCGTAATACCTAAAGATTCTTTCCTAAGAGATTCTTCTGTAGTTGGTTCTGCAGTGACTGTGAGTGGAATACAAACCGGATATTATTTCGTAGTTTACAACTCAAATGTGGGTAAAGGCGTAACTTCTTTAAATGGTAACGGATCAATAGTTGGTGTTGGAACTTCATTCTTAGATAATATTTATCAAGTATCATCGGTATCAATAGCAAAAACTGATGTTGTTGGATTTGGGTCTACTTATGCCGCAAGAGTTACTGTGAGTGTGGATAATTATAATGGATTAACAGGAATAGGGTATAGTAGGTTTTTTGGAGAATATAGTTGGGGTAGAATTTATACCCCAAGTAGACCTGATCCAAAAGATTTTTCATCATATAACACTGGAATCTCTGGCGTGTCATCTTCTCCATTAGTAATACGCAAAAATCCATTAAAATATTTTAATTATACTTAATAAATAACTAAAAAAGATAAAATGTCTGCAATCATAACCGATCAGTTTAGGATATTAAGTGCAAAAAACTTTGTAATGGAGGCGAGTTCTTCTTCAAATTCATATTATTCATTCATTGGATTACCAAATGCTACAGATTATTCATCTTCTTGGAACTCAAACCCCCCAGCACCAAAAGACAGTTTTGAGCAAGAAGATGATTATTGGGATACCATGATTGCCTTGAAAAAGATTTCTGCCGGAGATATTCGTCAGGTTGTGAGAAAAGATGTTTGGGCTTCTGGAATAACATATGATATGTATCGTCATGATATTAGTAGAACAAAGGTCTCAAAACCATCTGGGGCAACGAGTTTATACTCATCAAATTATTATGTAATGAATCGTGATTATAGGGTTTATATTTGTTTATATAATGGAATAGATCCAGAAAACCCTACAGGTAAACCTTCACTAGATGAACCCTTATTTACAGATTTAGAGCCAAGATCTGCTGGAGATAGTGGTGATGGATATATTTGGAAATATTTGTATACTATTACCCCAAGTGAAATTGTAAAATTTGACTCTACAAATTTTATGCCCGTTCCCAATGATTGGGAAACAAATAGTACAAATCAATCCGTTAGAAACAACGCTTTAATAGGCGGACAGTTAAAAATAGTAACAATAACAAATCGTGGAGTAGGTTTAGGTACAGCAAATAAAACATATACAAATGTACCAATTAAAGGTGATGGGGAAGGCGCAAGAGCAACTATCGTAATAAATAACGAATCGAAAGTAGATACAATCACTATTTCTGACGGTGGTTTTGGATATACTTATGGAACTGTTGACATTATTGCCGGAAATATTCCCGTTTATGCAGGATCAACCCCACCGGTTTTTAATGTAATTATTCCACCACATGGAGGACATGGAGCAGATATTTATAGAGAGCTTGGCGCACATAGTGTTTTGATTTATTCCCGAATTGAAAATGATATAGAAAACCCAGATTTTATAGTGGGAAATCAAATCGCAAGAGTTGGTATTATTGAAAATCCAGAAGCATATGATTCAGAAACTATTTTAAATTTAGATAAAGCAAGTGCAGTTTATGCATTAAAGTTGGTCGGTTCTGGATACAGCTCCGCAACTTTTATTGCGGACAGTATGTTCACTCAAACCATTGGAATTGGATCTACTGCTGTTGGTAGAGTTATTTCTTATGATCAAACAACAGGAATTTTAAAATATTGGCAGGATAAAAGTCTTGTTGGATTTAATAGTGATGGATCTTTAAATTCAAATCCACTTTATGGATATGAATTAAATAGATTTACATCAACTACCTCATCTGGGGGATCATTAAATATTATTGGTGGTAGTACAATATTAGGAATTGATACTAATTTTGGAACAGCATCTAATCCAAGTACAAGTTTAGTAATAAATAATAGAACATATTACCTTGGACAATCTTTTATAAATGGAATATCACTTCCAGAAGTTAAAAAGTATTCTGGCAATATAATTCATGTTGATCATAGATCTTCAATCACAAGATCTACAAACCAAAAAGAAGATATAAAAGTTATTTTGCAATTCTAAAAAACCATGCCACAAAACACTAATCTCAATATATTTCCTTATTTTGATGATTTTGATGTCACTAAAAACTTTTATAAAGTTCTTTTTAAACCGGGATATCCAGTACAAGCAAGAGAATTAACTACAATACAATCAATATTACAAAATCAAATAGAACAATTTGGATCACACTTTTTTAGAGATGGATCTGTAGTTATTCCGGGAGCAGCTAGTTATAATAATGAAATATTTGCAATTAGACTGCAAAATGAATTTAATGGGGTTGATGTTTTTTCTTATATTCCATACCTTGTGGGAACGTCAATATCAGGTAAAAACAGTGGAGTTAGAGCTCACATTGTAGCGGCTATTCCATATACAGTGTCAGAAAAAGAAAGTACAACTTTATATGTAACTTTTTTAGATTCGGATTATAAAACTTCTTCATATGCTTCATTTATTAATGGAGAAGAATTATTAGTTGAAACAGAAATTTCCGGTGTCCCTAGTTTTTCAGATCTAAACTCGTCAATATCAATTGGATTTGGAGAATCTTTTGCTAAGGTTGAGACATTGGATTCTACGTATAATGCATCTGTCGCATCTTTGAAGTCTGGTGTTTTTTATATTAGAGGAACTTTTGTAAATGTATATGAAGATTTCATTGTTTTGGGGCAATATTCTAATAAACCAAGTTATAAAGTAGGTCTTAGAATATTAGAAGATATAGTGACTGGATATGAAGACGATTCTTTAAATGATAATGCCCAAGGATTTTCAAATTATTCTGCTCCCGGAGCAGATAGATTTTCTATAAAAACGTATTTGGATAAGATTCCTCTAGATGAAGACCAAACCGAAGATTTTATTGAACTTTTTAGGGTAAGAGATGGAGTTTTAATATCAACAACAAATGATCCGCAATATAATGTATTTTTAGATCAAATAGCAAGAAGAACATACGATACCAATGGTGATTTTTATGTGAATCCACCAAATATAAAGGTAAGAGATACTCTAAATGATTTTTTTGGAAATAATGGAATTTTTTCAAAAAATCAAATAACTTATAATAATAACGTAGCGTCGGAAAGTCTAGCAACATATCAAATATCTCCATTAAAAGCATATATCAAAGGATACGAAGTAACTACAATCAGTCCTACATTTTTAGATTTTGATAAGCCCAGGACAGTAAAAACTTTATTGAATCAAGAACTAATTTATAGTACTGGGTCTACATTTAGATTAAACAGAGTAACTGGATCACCTAGAATTGGATTATCTACATCATATACCTTAAGTCTAAGAGATTCTAGAGTTGGACTAAATTCAGTTACTTCTTCAGGAAATGAAATCGGTATTTCTAGGGTTTATGACTTTTCATTAGAATCTGGTTCCTACGATACAGTATATCCAAATATAAACGAATGGGATATTTCTTTATATGATATACAACTTTATACCAATATAACATTAAATAAGAGTTTAGATTCTGATATTCTTTACAATATTCCGTGCCAAGTTAAAGGAAGATCCAGTGGAGCGATTGGTTATCTGAAGGATGATGCTAGAAATTCTTCAGAGATTGTAATTTACAATACAAAAGGAAACTTTATAGTCGGTGAAAAGTTAATCTTCAATGGTATTGAAAATACAAGAGTTTCTGTTGCAGTCACTCAACACACTATAGATGAAGTTAAATCTTTGTTTGGGAATGTTGGAACTGCATTTACCTTTAATGCTGACGTTAAACAATATCCTTCAATAAATGTCGGTTTAGTCAATATTAGTGCAAAAAGCACAAGTGGAGTATCTACAGTAACTGCATCTGATTTTAATTTTAGTGGTAAAGCAAAAGTTGGCGGTTTAGTATCATATACAGTGTCTGGTCTATCTACAGCAACTTATGCAAAAATTCAAGCAGTAGCAACAAATTCACTTACGATAGTTGGAGTTACTACTGTGATTGGGGTTTGTGATGGTGCTTTACCTTCATCAATAATTAATCCAAGTGATTTCAAAATTCTTTCATCAAATTTACAAAAATCATTATCAAATACTCTTTACACAAACTTACCTAAAAAATCTGTTGCAAATGTAGATTTAACATCTTCTAATTTAATAATCAAAAAAGAGTATGATATTAATATCATTTCAAATTCTACTGGAGCAATTCAATCTGGATCGGATCTGACATTTTTACCTTTTGACGAAGAGCGATATGTATTAACAACTTCATCCGGACAAAATGAAGTTTTAACTGAAGACAAATTTGTTTTTGGTTCTGGAGGAGAGACACTAACGATTAATGGACTTTCTACTAATAGTTCTTCCGGATGTAAATTAATCGCAACCTTAAGAAAAACGAATGTAAAATCAAAAGTCAAATTAAAAAATAGTATTGGTACTTTAGTTATTAATAAATCAAAATATGTTGGATCTGGTATTGGCGAAACAACATTTAATGATGGATTATTATATGGAAACTATCCATATGGAACTCGCGTTCAAGACGAAGATATTTGTTTACTTAAACCAGAAGTAATAAATGTTTTTGGTGTTTTTGAATCAAGAACAACATCAGATCCGGTTCTTCCTAATATTACATTTGGATCTTTAAATAGTGCATCTGGAACTATCGAAGATTTAATACTAGGAGAAGAAATAATAGGCAATCAAAGTTCTGCTATTGCAATTTGTGTAGGAAAGATTAATAGTTCAACAATTAATATTGTTTATAAGAACTCAAATACTTTTCTTGATGGAGAAACAGTAACTTTTACAGAATCTGGAATTATCGGATCTATTTCTGAGATTGGAATTGGTGATATTGATATCACCAATAATTTTACTTTAGAAAAAGGTCAGAATAATACAACAATAGATTATTGCAAACTAGTAAGAAAATCCAAATTTAAAGAACCATCAAAAAAAATAAAAGTTATTTATGAATTTGCTACATTCTCCGATTCTGATTCCGGTGATATTACAACAATTAATTCCTATGAACAATTTGATTATTGTAATTTAGAAAGAGTTAACAATACCAGTGTTTCTGATATTATTGATATAAGACCAAGAGTTTCTGATTATTCAGTGTCTGAGAATGTAAGATCTCCATTTGAATTTTTGGGAAGAACTTTTAATGAGCAACAAAACTCCGCAAAAAATATTTTAGCATCAGATGAATCTTTTATATTAAATTATTCAATATATCTTCCAAGAATTGATAAGATCTTTTTGTCAAAAAATGGTGTATTTCAACTTATTAAAGGAGATCCTGCAGAATATCCACGTCCACCTTTGGGAGTTAGTGATTCAATAGAACTAGCTACAATATATCTTTCGCCATATCTTTGCAAGGTTTCGGATGCAAGTCTAAGATTGACTGATCATAAAAGATATACGATGTTTGACATAAGAAAACTTGAAAAAAGAATTGAAAATTTAGAGTATTACAATTCTTTATCTTTGATCGAATCCGGGATATCTAGTCTACAAATAAAAGATTCCAATGGATTAGATAGAACTAAATTAGGAATTTATGTTGATGATTTTTCTTCATCAACGACACAAACAAAAATTACAAACATAAAAAATAGCTTTGATCCGAAAATTTTAGAACTAAGACCAACACATTATACAACTTCTGTTGATTTGTTATTGGGTTACTCCTCAACGATTTCTAGTCAATCTGGATTGGATAAAACACTCGATTTGCAATACTCTTCAGATTTTGTTGGGTCTGGAATTAAAAAAACCGGAAGATCTTTAAGTTTAGACTATAGTGAAGTTTTAGAAATACAACAACCATATTCAACTAGAATAGTAAATGTTGCTCCTTTCAGAGTTTCTTTTTATAGTGGAAAAATAAAATTTATACCATCATCTGATATTTGGATTGACGCTATTAGAATGGATTCAAATTTAATATCTGTTGATGGAAACATTACTAGAACAAATGTTCAATTAAGTGCAAGCGAATTTGATTCACAATCAGGATTCTCTCCGATAACTTGGGGTTCTTGGTCAACACAATGGACAGGCGATAAAATAGAATATAATAGTGAAATAGTAAACCGTGACAGTGGTAGATATCAAGACATATATCAAACTACAATTAGAAACGGGGTTTCCTCGCGGACTGCAACTAGAGAAGTATATAAAGAAGTAATAGAAAATAAATCAATCGGTGATAAAATTGTTAGTAGTGCTGTAATTCCTTACATGAGATCTAGGAATATAGAATTTTCGGCCACAAAATTAAAACCGTTAACAAGATTATATGCATTTTTTGATGGAATTGATATGAAAAAGTATACAATTCCAAAGTTACTGGAAATTCAAATGACATCTGGGATATTTCAAGTTGGCGAGACTGTAACTGGTATTGTTTCCGGTACTACACAGTTTTCATTTAGAGTTGCCAAACAAAATCACAAATATGGACCATATAATTTGCCAACAGATGTATATAACTTAAATCCATATGCAAGAGAACAAATAATCCCAGAAAATTACTCAACAACATCAAAAATATTGAATATTGATACTTTTAGTTTGGCAAATAAAGTCCAAGGTGGATTTGAAGGGTATGTAGCACAAGGAATGATTTTAAGAGGACAAATATCTGGTGCAGAAGCAAAGATTTCTGATGTTAGGTTAATAACCGATAATGTCGGAACTTTGATAGGGTCCCTCTTTATCCCAAATCCAAATGGATCTACAGATCCGTCATTTACCGTTGGGAATAAATTAATGAGATTAACTAGTAGTGAAACAAATTCTCAAGTTGAAGGAATAGTTTCTACTTCCGCAGAAGGTTCATTTTTTGCCGAAGGAACTACCAATACTGTTCAGGAAAATATTCTTGTTGTTAAGAATATTGTATATGAGACTCAAACAAAGATTGAAACAAAAGCAGAATCTTCTACGGATTCGGCAACTATTGTTGCAAGTGTTTTAATTGGAGATAACGAACCAATACCAACACCAACACCAACACCAACGGAAACACCAACACCAACACCAACACCAACGGAAACACCAACGGAAACACCAACACCAACGGAAACACCAAAAACATATATTCTAAACATAAATTACGCAAAAGAAAAATTTGGCTCATTTGCTAAGGCAGAAATAAAAACTCTTGCTAAATCATTTGGAATTTCTAATAAAGAAATTAAAGAAGCAGATACTAAAAAAGAACAAATAAGTCTTATAAAAAAAATAGAATCCGTATCACAAACAACACCAACTCCGGTTGATATTAACTATAAATCAGTTGGTAAAATGGTGAATAATATTCCTTTAGTAAAACAAACTGCAACTGTTACCACACAAATAGCAAAATCTGCAGGTGTTTCGGTTCCAAAAAGAATTGAATCAAAAGTTACATCATCTCAGATTCATACAAATAAAAAAAATGATGATAAAAAAAATAAAAAAAAGTGAGAAAAAATAATAAATAGTAAATAAAGATTAAAAATGAAATTAATAGATCCTTTAGCACAGTCTTTTTATGTTGAAAATAAGAGTGGTATTTTTATAACTTCAGTTGAAGTATTTTTCTTTTCAAAAGATTATGAACTTCCTGTGTCAATGCAAATAAGACCCATGCAATTTGGTTCTCCTGGAAATATAATTTATCCAGATAGTGAAATTGATTTAAATCCAGATAAGGTTCTCATATCATCTGATGCCACTATACCTACCAAATTTACTTTTGATTCCCCAATATATCTTGCTGGTGAACAATTTCATGCTATTGTTCTTTCTTCCGCTTCAGATTTATATTCCGTATATGTATCTAGATTGGGAGAGGCAGATATTACATCAAGTATAAATGGCGAATTTGGTCAAGTGATAGTTACTAAACAGCCATCATCTGGATCATTATTTAAATCACAAAATGCATCTACATGGACTCCTAGTGATTATGAGGACCTAAAATTTAATTTATATCGGGCAAACTTTGTACCTAATGGTAATATTAATTTTTACAATCCAGATCTAGAAAAAGGTAATAAGCAGATAGCAAATCTACCAAACAACTCTTTAGAGATATTTTCAAAAAGAATTCGTGTTGGGATTGCAACCACAGTGCAGGATTCTGGGTTAACTTATGGTAATACAGTTCTTCAACAAAACTCAACAGGAACAGGAAATTATGTTAGTTCTGCTGGACAGGCATCCGGAACACTTGGATTAATTAACTCAGGAATAGGATATACGCCATCAGTTGGATCTTACACATTTAACAATGTTTCATTGTCTTCTATCACTGGTAATGGAAGAAATGCAACAGCAAATATTACAGTTTCTGATGGAAAAATCGTAGCACTAGGTGCTACGGTATCAAATGGCGGAACTGGATATTCTGTTGGAGATGTTCTAACGGCAACTATAGGGAATCAATCTTTAGGAAAAAATCTACAATTATTTGTTAGTGCTATATCTGGTGTTAATGAATTAATCTTGGATAATATTAGTGGGGAGTTTAAAACTGGAGTTGGAAAATACATAAAATACATTAATAATTCTGGCATAACTACAGAATTAAATTACTCTGTAGGTGGAAATGTACTGATTCAAAATGATGGATTGCAAGTAGAATCGGATGGTTTGCATATCAAAGTAAATCACAAAAATCATGGAATGCACTCTTCAGGAAATGCAGTCAAAATTATGGGAGTTTCTTCTGACATTTCTCCAACCAAAATTTTATCAAACCATTCATCATCTTCAACTGAAAATATCGTACTCCAAGATACTACTTATTTTTCAACTTTTGAGGGGGTTGGGGTTGGTACAACTAATCCGGGATATGCGTTAATTGACAATGAAATTATTTCCTATCATGGCGTTTCTGGAAATACTCTAACAGGAATAACTAGACAAATAGATCAAACAAAATCATTCGATTATTCTTCTGGAACTTTAATACAAAAATATGAACTTTCCGGTATTTCTCTAAGAAGAATAAATTCAACTCACAATCTATCAGATGTTACAGTCCCAAATGCAGTGGGTCTTGATCACTATTATGTTAAGGTTGATATTTCCTCGGCAGAAAAAACAGATCCACTTCCACAAGGCCAAGTCGATAGAAATACTGAAGTAACAGGATTTCCTATTTTGTCTTTTGGACAAACAAAATCTTGTGGAGGATCAAATATCTATGCATCACAAAATATTGCTTTTGAAATAGTCAAACCAATTGTAACTACTATTACACCTAAAGGAACAACCATAAAATCTTCTATTCGGACAACATCTGGAACAAGCATAGGCGGAAAGGAATCTTCTTTTCAAGATATTGGATTTGAGCCGATTAGTTTAGAATCAGATAACTATCTCTCATCCCAAAGAATAATTTGTTCTCAGGTTAACGAAGACACTAGATTAACAAATCTTCCGGGAAATAAATCATTAACTATGTCAATGAATTTATCTTCCGTAAACTCATATCTTTCTCCAATAATAAACTTAGATAGAGTTGGGTTAGTATTAGTGTCAAATAGAGTCGATAATTCTATAACAGATTATGTCAACGACGATAGGGTTTCTTCTTTAATTAAAGATCCATCGGCATTTGTTTATGCAACTATTCCAATTAACTTGGAGTCTGCGGCTACTTCAATTAAAGTATATGTGACCGCACATGTAAACATCTATAATGATTTGAGATGCTTATACGCTATTTCAAATGACCCAAATGAAGAAATGGTTTATAATTTATTTCCAGGATATTCCAATCTAACAACTTCGGGACAAGTTATCGATTCGAGTCAAAATAATGGATTGGCAGATACAAAATATGATCAATCAGGTTCTATTGGATTTTCTGCAGATCAAATTAACTATAGAGAATATGAATATACCATCGATAATTTATCTCCTTTTAGGTATTATAGTATTAAATTTATAGGCACATCCACAAATCAAGCATATCCGCCTAGATTAAAAAATCTTAGAGCAATTGCTATTGCTTAAAGTTTATTTAAGCAAATATAAGATAAACTGATCAAATATGGGTTTGGATAATGTTAATAAGATGTTTGAATATGAGAAAATTACTAGATAGTATAGATGATATTGATTTAGTAAAAACTTTGCAAAAAAATCTTATTTTAATTTTTTATTTAAACATCAAGAAGTTATTTCTAGTTTAGAGAAACTATAATGGCACAACCATCTACTCGACAAGAACTCATAGATTACTGTAAAAGAAAACTTGGTTCTCCAGTATTGGAGATTAACGTTGCCGATGAACAAGTAGAAGATCTTGTCGATGATGCGGTTCAGTTTTTTCAAGAAAGACATTTTGATGGGGTTTATCCTACATTTTACAAGTATAAAGTAACAAAAAATGATATTGATAGGGGAAGAGCAAAACCAAATACAGATGGTTCTGTTGGAATAGTAACAACAAATGTAACTTCTAATGTAGTTGGAACTGCAACTACATTTTCTTATTTTGAAAATAGTAACTATCTACAAGTTCCTCCTAATATTATTGGTGTAAATAAGATCTTTACTTTTGATGGAGCAAATACTATCACTCATAATATGTTTAGTGTAAAATATCAGTTATTTTTAAATGATATTTATTATTGGGGAACCACAGAACTTCTTAGTTATGCAATGGTTAAAACCTATCTTGAAGATTTGGATTTTCTTTTAAACACAAATAAACAAATACGTTTTAATAAAAGACAAGATAGATTGTATTTGGATATTGATTGGGGATCGGTATCGGAAAATCAATACTTTATTATCGATTGTTATTCAACATTAGATCCAAATGATTACTCAAGAGTTTGGAACGATTCATTTTTAAAACCATATTTAACCGCATTGATCAAACGTCAGTGGGGGCAAAATCTTATTAAATATGCTGGGGTCAAACTTCCGGGAGGAATAGAATTTAATGGTAGACAACTTTATGATGATGCACAAAGAGAAATAGATATTTTAATGGAGAAAATGTCTAGTACATATGAACTTCCACCATTAGATATGATTGGATAAAATATATGCTAAATCCATTTTTTCTAAACGGATCAAGACCAGAACAAAGTCTAATACAAGACTTAATCAATGAACAACTAAGAATGTATGGTATTGAAGTTCATTATCTTCCAAGACAGTACATCACAGAAAAAACGGTTATAAAAGAAGTTATAGAATCTGCATTTACTAATGCTTATCCAATAGAAGCATATGTAAATACTTATGAGGGATATTCTGACAATCCGACCATACTATCAAAATTTGGAATACAAGCACTTAATGATATAACTATAACTATTTCTAGAGAAAGATTTAAAACCTATATTTCGCCACTAATTGAAGAACAGTCAGATATTAAGTTATCTACAAGACCAAAAGAAGGTGATTTGATATATTTTCCGTTAGGTGATCGTTTATTTGAAATAAAATATGTTGAGCACGAAAAACCCTTCTATCAACTTCAAGGATTGTATACCTATGAATTAAGATGCGAATTGTTTAGGTATGAGGATGAGGTTATTAACACTAGTATTGAAGATATTGATGATAATATAAACGGAACTGATAATAATTCTATTGCAATCGGTAATCTACAAAAACTTATAATGGTTGGTGTTGGAGTTACTGCGACTGCGATTGCTAGCATTGTGAATGGTGGAGTTAGATCCATAACAGTAACTAACCGAGGTGGAGGATATACTAGTATTCCTACCGTTGGAATTTCTTCCGCACCTTCTAATGGAAAGACTGCGAGTGCAATTCCTCAGATGATAAGTGGAATAGTTGTATGTAATGATAATACAAACCCAAATGCAAAGTCAGTCCAAAGTATTCAAGTAGTAAATGCCGGATATGGATATACATCCATACCCAGTGTAAGAATTTATGGTGGTGGAGGAAATGGAGCAACCGCAACAGCAACTATTGGTGATGGAATAGTCGGTATAATAAGTGTCACTAACTTAGGATCTGGATATACAAATCCACCTGCAATTATTTTTAGTGGAATTTCTTCAGTGTCTGCGGCCGCAACTGCTGTGATATCAGAATCGGGAGGAATATCTCAAATATACATTACAAATGCTGGTTTAGGGTATACCGAGTCTCCATCAATTCAAATTGGGAGTCCTTCATTAAATTCATCAGGAAACTTTATTTTCAATGAAATTGTTGTTGGATCTCAGAGCGGAGTTAGTGCAAGAGTGAAGTATTGGAATTCTATTTCAAATGTACTTGAAGTTTCTCAGGTAAATGGTAATTTTATTCCAGGAGAAAATATTGTGGGATCCGCATCAAGCGCATCTCATTATCTAAGATATATTGATACATATTTTGTTGAAGATGGATATTCTTCAAATGATGTTATAGAAGAAGAAGCGGATAAAATTATAGATTTCAGTGAAAATAATCCTTTTGGTATGCCTTGATTATATAAATATAAGTTATTAATTTGATTAAATAGTACTATTATAAGTTACCAATATGTTTGAATATTTTTATAACGAAATTTTAAGAAAAACTGTAGTTGCTTTTGGATCTTTATTTAATAATATAAGTATAAAACATACTAATAATTCCGGTGAAGTAACAAGTATTATCAAGGTTCCATTGGCATATGGACCAACACAGAAATTTCTTGCAAGACTTCAACAGTCTCCAGATTTAAGTAAACCAGTTCAGATAACATTACCTAGAATGTCATTTGAATTTACCGGTCTAACTTATGATTCCACTAGAAAATCAACAACAACACAAACTTTTACTTCAAAATCCGCAGAAGATGGAACTGAAATAAGAAAAACATACTTACCAGTTCCATACAATATGCAGTTTGAACTGAGTATTATGGCAAAATTAAATGATGACGCTCTTCAAATAGTAGAACAAATTTTACCATATTTTCAACCAGCATATACAATGACGGTTGAGATGGTTGATTCTATTAATGAAAAAAGAGATATCCCAGTAGTTCTTGAAAATATAACTATGCAAGATGACTACGAGGGTGATTTCAGTACAAGAAGAGTTCTTATTTATACTTTAAGATTTACGGCAAAAACATATTTATTTGGTCCTACCGCAAGTGCATCAAAAGATATTATCAAAAAAACATCAATTGGTTTTATTGCTGGAGATACTATTACTTCTCCTACAAGAGAGGTTGTTTATTCAGTAGAACCAAGAGCAATCAAAAACTACACTGGTACTATTTTAACAAATCTTTCTAAAGATATTTCCGCCGAAGAGGTTTTACTACCAGTTAATGATGCATCTTCCATTTCTATTAATACTTATCTCGAAATTGAGGGAGAAGAGGTATTTGTAAAATCAAAATCAGGAAATATTTTAACTGTTGATAGAGGAAGAGACAATACTACTATCACTTCTCACCTTTCAGGTGCTCAAGTTAAATCAATAACTGCTGCGGATAATGTATTGATTGAAGATGGAGATGATTTTGGTTTTAGTGGTTCTATATTATGAAAATGTCAAAAAAGTTTGATGGATTAAATGATACTTTCAACGTTGATGGAGAAATAGTCTCAATTGAAAAAGAATCAATTCAAGAAAAAATAGAAGTAATTGCATCAACTGCAAATGATATTGAAAAAGATTATGACTATGCAAGAGGAAATTTATATTCTCTAGTAGAAAAGGGACAAGAGGCAATTAATGGAATACTTGAGTTAGCTCAAGAAAGTGAAATGCCAAGAGCATATGAAGTTGCTGGCCAATTGATTAAAAATACAAGCGAAATAGCAGAAAAACTTATGGCACTTCATAAAATTAGAAAAGATGTCGAAGAGGAAAAGGCAAAAGGACCAACTACAGTTAATAATGCTTTATTTGTAGGGTCAACTGCAGAACTAGCAAAACTTTTAAAACAACAATCCCAAGACAACATAGAATAATAAATAGATAAAAGTCAATTCATATTGATGCCCAAAATTAAGTCGCATAAAACAGTTGAGCAAATTGCAAAGAAGCATCTTCTTGATGTTTCTTTCATACAAAAGCAACTTGACATGGGCGAACCTATTGAACATGAGCACACTAAAGACCACGAACTTGCCCGTGATATTGCTTTACAGCATCTTGACGAAATTCCAGATTATTATACTCGCCTGAAAAAAATGGAAGCAGATGCTAAAAAGCATCATAAAAAGTTTAAAGATATTAAAGAAGGAAATCTACATAAATGGTATCAAAGTAAATCGAAAGAAGGAAAACCGGGTTGGGTCAATGTAGTAACTGGTGGCACATGTGCAAGTGATGAATCAGGTGAAGGTGTCCCCAAATGTGTTTCTTCTGAAAAGAGAGCAAGTATGACTAAAGCACAAAGACTTTCTGCAGCAAGAAGAAAAAAAGCAGCAGATCCGGGTCAGCAGCAAAAAACAGGAGCTGCAAAACCAACATATGTTTCTACAGATAAACCAAAAGAGAAAATGAAAGAAGAAATGGATGTACAAGAGGCAAAAGATAAAAAAGGCAAAGGTAGTGGCACCAAAGATGCTTGCTATCATAAAGTAAAATCACGTTATGATGTTTGGCCAAGCGCATATGCATCTGGAGCACTAGTCAAGTGTCGCAAAGTTGGCGCAGCAAATTGGGGATCCAAATCCGAAGCAGTAGAAGAGCAAAGATATTGTCCATTGTGTGATAAAAGAGAGACAAGATCTGAGTGTTCTTATGGTGGCAAAGCATGGGACAAAGTTTCCATCAAAGACCATGAATATTCAATGGCAAGATCCGAATTAAAAACCATTGTTGATGCAGTAAAAAGATTGCAGATGAAAGTTGGTAAGGGTGAAGGAGATTTGGAAGCATGGGTACAATCAAAAATTACAAAAGCAGCAGATTACATTGATACCGCAGCAGATTATGTTGCTAGTGGTGAAATGGAGGAGCAAAAGTTAGTTGATAAAATTGTGGATGAGATGAAGTGCTGGCCTGAATATAAAAAGAAAGGTACTCAAAAGTTATTTGGAAAAACTTATAATCGTTGCGTAAAAGCAGAAGACGTAACTATTGAAGATGCCGATGGAAATACTTTTGCTGAGATTGTTGATCTGATTAAACCAGAACCTATTAAAGGATTTAAATCTCAAATAGAAGAAGCAACAAGACTTCAAGCACAAACTGGAAACGTAGTTGCAGTTACTCTTTCTTGGAGAGGAAAATATTATGGAATGAAAATGTTTTTCCCCCAAGTTAAGACTCCGACAAAAAAAGAGATTAATGATGAACTTCAAAAAGTTTATCCCGGATCCGTAGTTTTATATCATACTATTTCAGAAATTAAACCAGGTCAACCACTCATTCAGGTATTTGGACCACAAGGAGGAAGTTTTGGAAACCCAGGTCCAAGTAAAAATTATGTGAAGACCATGGGAGAAGAAGTTAATATCGATGAGGATTGGCAATCGGTAAATAGAAAAGATAGAACTGCAGGATTAAGTCAAAAAGCAGTAAATGCTTATCGTAGAGAAAATCCAGGTTCAAAACTTCAAACCGCAGTTACAGAAAAGAATCCAGAAGGTAAAAGAGCAAAAAGACGTGCATCTTTTTGCCGTAGGATGAAAGGTATGAAGTCTAAACTAACTTCAGCAAAAACTGCAAGAGATCCAGATAGCAATATCAACAAAGCACTTCGTCGTTGGAACTGTAATTAATAGATAGGTTTTTATTATGTCAAATGATGTTTATCTTGGTAATCCGCTTCTAAAAAAAGCAAATACTCCTATTGAGTTTACTCAGGAACAAATTCTTGAGTTTGTTAAGTGTAAAGATGATCCGGTTTATTTTGCAAATAATTATGTAAAAATTGTTACTCTGGATCATGGTCTTCAAACATTTAAACCATATCATTTCCAAGAGAAGTTAATCAATAACTTTCATAATCACAGATTTAATATCTGCAAGATGCCCCGACAGACTGGTAAATCAACCACTGTGGTGTCCTTCCTGCTTCACTATGCCGTCTTTAACGATAATGTTAATATAGGCATCCTAGCAAACAAAGCAGCGACAGCCAGAGAGCTCCTAGATAGGTTACAGACCGCTTATGAAAACTTACCAAAATGGATGCAACAAGGTATCATATCCTGGAATAAAGGTTCTCTTGAACTTGAAAATGGAAGTAAGATCTTGGCTGCTTCTACTTCTGCTTCTGCAGTTCGTGGTATGTCATTCAATATTCTATTTTTGGACGAATTTGCGTTCGTTCCTAATCACATTGCAGATTCATTTTTTGCATCAGTATATCCAACAATTACTTCAGGTAAACAAACCAAAGTAATCATAGTTTCAACTCCGCACGGTATGAATCATTTCTACCGCATGTGGCATGATGCTGAAAAGGGTAAAAATGAATATGTATTTACGGATGTTCATTGGAGTGAAGTTCCCGGAAGAGATGATGAATGGAAAAAGCAAACAATCGCTAACACTTCTGAACAGCAATTCAAAGTTGAGTTTGAATGTGAGTTCTTAGGATCTGTAGATACTTTGATTGCTCCATCTAAACTTAGATCTCTTGTATACGACCACCCAAAGAAAAGTAGTGGTGGATTGGATGTATATGAAAACCCTACAGAGAATCACGATTATTTAATTTCAGTTGATGTTGCTAGAGGTGTTGGAAATGATTATTCTGCATTCACTATAGTTGATATAACCACATTTCCCCACCAAGTGGTAGCAAAGTATAGAAACAATGAAATTAAACCAATGCTTTTTCCTAGCATTATTGTGGATGTGGCAAAAAACTACAATAACGCATACATCTTATGCGAAGTTAATGATGTTGGAGACCAGGTGGCATCGATAATTCATTATGATTTGGAATATACTAATCTTCTTATGTGTTCTATGAGAGGAAGAGCAGGTCAAATAGTTGGGCAGGGGTTTTCTGGAAAAAAAACCCAACTTGGAGTTAAGATGTCAAAAACTGTGAAAAAGGTAGGGTGTCTTAATCTAAAAACTATGATTGAAGAGAATAAACTTCTCTTCAAAGATTATGATATTATGAGTGAGTTAACTACATTTATTCAAAAACATAATTCATTTGAAGCAGAAGAAGGTTGTAATGACGATTTAGCGATGTGTTTGGTTATATATGCTTGGTTGGTTGCTCAAGATTATTTTAAAGAACTGACAGATCAAGATGTTAGAAAAAGACTTTATGAAGAGCAAAAAAATCAAATAGACCAAGATATGGCACCATTTGGGTTTATATCCGATGGGTTAGATGATGCAAGTTTTATAGATAAAGATGGGGATAGATGGTTTACGGATGAGTATGGGGATATGTCTTATATGTGGGAATATCATTAATGGATTTAGATAAACAAATAAGATTTGGACATTTATTACTCACAGATAGAAGATGTAGAGTGTGCGGTGAGGTTAAAAACTTAATGGATGAATTTTATAGAATAAGAAAAGATAGGGGACCTGTAGCATCTTCTTATTCTTACGAATGTAAACAGTGTACAATACAAAGAGTTATTGGATTCAAGAAAAAGAAACTAAATTCAATTAAATGGGAATATCCAGATTGGTAGATATTCACGTCAAGTTTCCCCTATGTAAAGTAAGTTTTTAATAAATATTTTTTAGATAAACTGAGACTTACGGAGAAAAAAATGGCGACTCCTCAATTATCTCCTGGTGTACTAGTCAGAGAGGTTGACTTAACTGTAGGAAGAGCTGATAATGTTCTAGATAATATTGGAGCAATTGCGGGTCCTTTTGCAATTGGTCCAGTTGATCAAGCGATTGACATTACAACGGAACAACAATTAATTAACACATTTGGAAAACCAATTTCAACTGATGGACAGTATGAATATTGGATGGCAGCATCCTCCTTCCTTTCATACGGTGGAATTCTTAAAGTAGTAAGAACTGGAGGAAACACTCTTAATAATGCAAACGCAAATAGAAGCGGTATAAGCAGTTCTTCTTTACAGATCAAGAACTATGATAATTACCTTTCTAGTCATTCATCAGATTCTGTTACTTGGGGATTTGCCGCTAAAAACCCAGGAACTTGGGCAAATAATCTTAAAGTTTGCATGATTGATGATAAGGCGGACCAAATTATACAAATAACAGATTGTGAGTGTTTTTCTGTTGGAATGGCAGTAACAACAACCCTATCAAATCAAACTATTGCAGGTGTTGGAACAACAACCCAGTTCAATGGATACTTAAAGGGTATTATTACTGGCATCAATACCTCAGCAAGCACTATAGACGTAAAGGTAGTATCTAGAGTTTCTTCTACTGGAACTGAGACTCCGATTACATATTCTGAAAGAAGTCAAACATCTTCATTTAGACCAGGAAATCAAATTAAAATAATTGACTCGAATGGAGAATCCCAACACAATGAGACATTAAATTCTTCAGAACAAACTGTATTGGATTGGTATAATGAGCAAACTTTACAACTCACTAATTCAACAATCTATTGGAGATCTATAGCCGATAAACCAACAACAAATAATTATTCTTTATCTAGAAATGGAAAAAATGATGCACTTCACGTTGTTGTTATCGATGACACTGGATCTGTAACAGGTGTTCAGGGAAATATTCTCGAAAAGCATCTGTCTTTATCAAAATCATTAGATGCATATGCCGCATCTAATGCGCCATTAAAGATATTCTGGAAGGATTACCTATCACTCAATTCCCAATATGTTTTTGCTGGACATAATCCATCTACAGGAACTAATGGAAACGTATATGCATCTGGATTTAGTTCTGGATTTACTGCAAATACTACTTCCAATGGACTCTGGAATCAACTGGCACAGGGAGTTACTTTTGGTGTAATCGGAAATGTTTCCTATTCTTTATCTGGAGGTAAAGATTATTCTGCTTCCAATGGAATGAAAGCGGACTTGGGTAATCTAATAACTTCATATCTTTTATTTGCAAATAGAGATGAAGTTCAAGTTGATTATTTAATTGGGGGTCCAGGACTTCTGGATAGATCAGATTCTCAAGCAAAAGCAAATCAACTAATTTCGATTGCAGAAAACAGAAAAGATTGTATTGCTGTTATTTCTCCACATCGTGGAAATTTTGTTGATAATGTAAATGCAGAATCACAAACAAACGAATTAATTTCATTCTTTGCCCCACTTTCATCTTCTTCTTATGCAGTATTTGATAGTGGTTATAAGTACACCTATGATAGATTTAATAATACATTCAGATACATTCCTTGCAATGGAGATGTTGCCGGTCTGATGGTAAGAACGAATATCGTTTCTTATCCTTGGTTCTCTCCTGCTGGACAACAAAGAGGTGTATTAAATAATGCAATTAAACTTGCTTATAGTCCAAATAAAGAGCAAAGAGATAAACTATACGCAATAAGAGTTAACTCTATTATTAATCAACCAGGAGTAGGTATTCTTCTTTATGGAGATAAAACAGCTCTTGGTTATGCATCAGCATTTGATAGGATTAATGTTCGTCGTTTATTCTTAACGATTGAACAATCTCTTCAAAGAACCGCTGAAGCACAACTTTTTGAATTAAATGACTCACTAACAAGATCCAACTTTAAAAATATTGTAGAACCTTACTTACGTAGCGTTAAGGCTCAAAGAGGTCTCTATGATTTCCTTGTCGTATGCGATACAACAAATAACACTCCTGATGTTATTGATAATAATGAGTTTAGAGCTGATATTTACCTCAAACCAACAAAATCTATTAACTATGTAACTCTTACATTTGTTGCAACCCGCACAGGCGTAAGTTTTGAAGAAGTTGCGGGTACAGTTTGATTTTAATAAAAATAAAGTAAAACAAGGAGGAATTAACAATGGCATACACACTCTCATCTTTTAAAACCGCACTCAAAAATGGTGGGGCTCGTCCAAATTTATTTGAAGTTAACTTAACGATACCAACGAGTATAACTAAAGCAACTACTTATAGTGATGATACATTTTCTATGCTATGTAAAGCTGCAGCTCTTCCCGCATCAAATGTTGCATCAATAGATGTTCCTTTCAGAGGAAGAATTTTTAAAGTTGCCGGTGACAGAACTTTTGATACTTGGACAGTCACTATTATTAATGATGAAGATTTTATGATTAGAACTACTATGGAAACTTGGATGCAACAAATTGCCCAATACGGTGACGCAAGTGGTTTTACAAAACCAGAAGAATATATGACAAATGCTACTGTCAAACAACTTACAAGAAAATCTACAACCACCACTAAGACAGAAGAAGGCGGACTTACACCAATAAAAGCATATAAGTTTTATGACATTTTTCCAACAAATGTTTCTGCAATTGACCTTTCTTATGACACTGCGGATACTATTGAAGAATTTACTGTAGAGTTTCAAGTCCAATATTGGGCTCCGGAAGCTATTATCGCATCTTGATCAATCATAAATAGACAAAAGACAAACAATAAATTATGGCAAAATTATTTGGATTTTCTATTGAAGATACGGAACCACTGTCTCCGGGCGTAGTTTCTCCTGTTCCAGAAAATAGGGAAGATGAATCAGACTACTACCTGAGCAGTGGTTTTTTTGGATCTTATGTAGATATTGAAGGTGTTTATAGAACTGAGTTTGATCTCATTAAGAGATATCGTGAAATGGCACTCCATCCAGAGTGTGATAGTGCTATTGAAGATATTGTAAATGAAGCTATTGTTAGTGATACTAATGATTCTCCTATTGAAATTGAGTTGTCAAATCTAAATGCTAGTGATGGGATCAAAAATAAAATAAGGAAAGAATTTAAATATATTCTTTCTCTTTTGGATTTTGATAAGAAGTCCCACGAAATTTATAGAAACTGGTATGTTGACGGTAGACTTTATTATCACAAAGTCATTGACTTAAAAAATCCACATGCAGGAATTCAAGAATTAAGATACATTGACGCAATGAAAATGCGTTATGTGCGCCAACAGAAAAAAACGGAAAAAGATAAAAGAACTTACAGAATGTCTGGAGTCAATTCAAATGACCCAATGGAGTATGAGTTTCCACAAATAGAGGAATATTTTGTTTATAATCCCAAAATGACTTATCCAACAAGTAATCCATCATCTATGGGTGGAACTGCTGGAATTAAATTTACAAAAGATTCTATCTCATATTGCACATCTGGTCTAGTAGATAGAAATAAAGGATCAACACTTTCATACCTCCACAAAGCAATTAAATCACTCAATCAACTTAGAATGATTGAGGACTCTCTTGTAATTTATAGATTATCTCGTGCCCCAGAACGTAGAATTTTTTACATTGACGTTGGCAATCTTCCCAAAGCCAAAGCAGAACAATACCTCCGCGATGTTATGATGCGTTATCGCAATAAGCTAGTATATGACGCAAATACTGGTGAAATTCGTGATGATCGTAAGTTTATGGCGATGCTTGAAGATTTTTGGCTTCCCAGAAGAGAAGGTGGTAGAGGAACTGAAATATCTACTCTTCCCGGTGGTCAAAACCTTGGAGAAATCACAGATATTGAATATTTTAAGAAAAAACTTTATCGTTCTTTAAATGTTCCTCCATCGAGAATGGATGGTGAAGGCGGATTCAATCTAGGTCGCTCATCTGAGATTCTGCGCGATGAAGTTAAATTTAGTAAGTTTGTTGCTCGATTAAGAAAACGTTTTTCTTATATGTTCCACGATATGCTGAAAACTCAGCTTATCTTAAAAAATATCATCACCCCAGAAGATTGGGATATGATGGAAGAGCATATTCAATATGATTTCTTATATGATAATCATTTTGCAGAACTTAAAGACGCCGAACTTCTGAACGAAAGACTGAATATGGTTCAAATTGCAGAACCTTATGTTGGAAAATATTTTTCTCAAGATTATCTAAGAAGAAAAATTCTTCGTCAAACTGATGAAGAAATTATCGAACAAGATAAGATTATGAAAAAGGAAATTAAGGATGGAATCATTCCAGATCCAAGTATTCCAGTAGATCCTACAACAGGTATGCCTATTGAACCTGGAACTGCTGCGATGGATCTTGGTCAACCAGTTATGGAACCGAATCTAGATTCTCAGGGAGCTGCTACTGAAGCAAGTGGAAAAATCGCTGAAATGCCCAAGGGTGGCGAAATATAAATAAAAACGATTATTGAAAGGTATTAAAAAATGGATGATCTTTTAGATATGATTGCTGCTGACGAATCACCTTCGCAGATTAGTGATAAGATTAAAGAACTTCTTTTTACAAAGTCTGCAGAAAAAATTGATGAGTTTCGTCCAGCAGTAGCAGTCTCAATGTTCAATAGCGAAACCGAAGAGGAAGAATGAAATCATTCAAACAATTCATCTCAGAATCAGTAAATATTTCTGGAGATTTTAACGGAAATCTTTACATTAATTCTTCCCAACTAGAACCACAACAAGTTGGCGAAGAATATGTTGCAGATGTTTTGTGGAATGGAAGTCTTTATAGAATGGAACTTGTATCAAATAATGGAGTTCCATCAAAACAATCTTTAGGTGAACAGTTACAGACAGAATATCCAGGAGCAATTGTTCACCAAATTTATCCAGTGATGGAAAAAAATATTAATATTAAAAATACGCAAAGATATCACCCATCAAAGTTGGAATGGATTGATTGATAAATGGCACAGTGGAATAAGTCTATACAAGATTATCTAAACCAAGAAAGAAGTCTTTTTGAGGTTTTTATACAAGCAGATCGCTATGGAAATGTTTTTGATCCACTAGGTCAAGGGTTTTCTGGAGATCTTTTTGGACGTTTAAAAGTATCAAATCCAATTACTCTCTTTGATTCCACTCATAGATATGAACAAGATGGAGATTTCAGTGATGTAATTGTCGGTTCTGGATCGACTGTAGGAATTATTACGCACCAAAGTACAGCAACTCTTGGAATAGGAACAACTGCTGGATGTTCTTTTGTAAGAGAAAGTAAAAGAGTATTTTCATATCAACCAGGAAAAGCATTACAAGTTCTTCAAACATTTGTAATGGAACCACCCAAAGCAAATCTAACACAAAGAGTTGGATATGCCTCATCGGAAAATGGAGTTCTTCTTGAACAGTCAACAGATTCTTCAGGAATTACGACTGCTTATTTTACAATGAGAACAAAAAGATCTGGAATTAGTACAGAAATTAGAGTTCCACAGTCGCAATGGAACAGAGATACTTTTGATGGAACTGGATTTAGTACAAGTAATCCAAGTGGAATTAAATTAGATTTAAGTAAAGCACAAATTTTATTCAGTGAGTATGAATGGTTAGGTGTTGGTGCCGTTCGTTGTGGTCTCGTAAACGAAAATGGAATTTTTCATATATTACACATTTTCAATCATTCAAATGTGATTGATAGTACTTATATGACTACAGCAACTCTTCCAGTTCGTTACGAAATCTTTAACACTGGAATTACAACATCATCATCTACATTTAAACAGATATGCGTTTCTATTCAATCCAATGGTGGTTATGAAAAAAGGGTTGCATCAGATGTAGCAAGACAAGATGCACTAGTTTCAGTAGCATCTACATCTTTTATTCCTCTTGTAAGTATTCGTCTCAAAGCAGGAAGAGAAGATGCGGTTATTCTTCCAAATCAAATTAATGCTCTTCCAGATAGTGCAGCATCAGTTTATTATGAAGTTGCACTTATTAAAAATGCAACAATTACTGGTGGAAGTTGGATAACTTCCTCGTCTCCAAATGTAGAACAAAATACAACTGCGACTTCTATTTCTGGCGGAACAGTAGTTAGAGCAGAATATATTTCATCTGCAAATAAAGCTTCAACTCCTTTGAATGAGACTACAGAATATAATTGGGATTTACAACTTGGAAGAACTCAAGCAAAAGTTAGCGATACATATACTTTAGCAGTAAGAGCAATTTCTGGAAGTGGAAACTGCATTGGTTCTTTGAGTTTTTACGACCTAACTTGATTAAATAATAAATAACTAAAAGTGTATTATTAAAAATAATGGCTCATAGACCAGTTGGTGCTGGATCTTCATTTGCATTTTCTGCAGGTGCTGCATCCACATCCTCAGCATTTTCAGTTCAATCTAATGTACTAAGGGTGGTTGCCGTTGGTGCAGCTGCTCACGTTGCTATTAGTACCGGATCAGCAGCAGCGGTAACAGATTATTATGTCCCATCAGGTCAATCGGTAACTCTTGGTCTTACCAAAGCTTCCAATAGAGTAGTTGGAATTACAACAGGAACAACTACAACAGTAATAGTACCAGAGGGAACACAAGTTCCATTCGGTGTTGGTGACTTTGTTTCTATATCAGCAACTGGTCAACCATATTATGATATTTCTCACGCAGCAGTTCTTTCTGTTGATACCACAACAAATTTCAATGGGTATCATCAAACGAGAATGGTGATTGATTATAACTCATCAGGAATCTCAACTGCTTTTGCTGCTTCATATGCGGATGTGAAACTATCGCAAAAAATCTCCGCATATGGTGCTGGTGGCGCAGGAGTTCTTTATTATCAACAAGTACAAATCACAGGTCAAGCATAATGAAACTTATTACCGAAGAAATCGAATCAGTAGAAGTTCTTACCGAAACGGTCAACGGTAAGAAGACTCTTTATATTCAAGGACCTTTTTTACAAACTGAAGTCGTTAACCGTAACGGCAGAATGTATCGTATGCCGGTCATGGAAAGAGAGGTGAAGCGTTATACTGAGCAGTATGTTAACAAAGGTCGTGCTCTTGGGGAACTTGGACACCCCGATGGTCCAACTGTAAATCTTGACCGCGTTTCCCATAAAATTGTTTCACTTCATCGTGAAGGAAATAATTTTATCGGTAAGGCACAAATTCTCTCAACCCCAATGGGCAAAATTGCAGAGTCTCTTCTTAAGGAAGGAGTAACCCTTGGCGTTTCTTCTCGTGGTATTGGATCTGTAAGACAGAATACAGAAGGATACTCAGAAGTTGGTGAAGATTTTATGCTAGCAACTGCTGCAGATATTGTTGCTGATCCTTCTGCTCCCGATGCTTTTGTTCAGGGGATTATGGAAGGTAAAGAGTGGATTTGGGATGGTGGTATCCTAAGAGAAAAAGCAGCAGAGAACGCTAAACGTAGTATAAATACACTAGTTGATCAAAGTATTCTTGAAGAATACAAGTTATCATTATTTAATGAGTTCTTAAACTCATTGTAATTTATTAATTTATAAATAAATATAGTTTATAACTAAAGGTTAAACGGAGAGTTCAATTGTCTCGTGGAGATTTACAAGAAATGGAAGTAGGCACTAAGCAATCCAGAACCGCTGTCAATGCAAATGCAAAGGCAGCGGAAGCGATGCCAAAACTAGCATCAGGAGCAGTTGCTGGTCAAACCGGTGGATGGGAAGATCTTGGTGGACCAGATCCATCAAACTATCGCCCAGACGATGATTCAGCAAAATTAAAAACACCAGGCGGAACCCTTAAGCAAGTTAAGGATGTCGTAAACAAAGGTGCTGGAGCCGCTGACGCTATGAAAGGTCTTAAGAAGGAAGACGCTGATTATGATGAAGATGACGAACTCTTAGAAGAAACCGAAGAGGAAGAAGAAACCGAAGAGGAAGAAGAAACCGAAGAGGAAGAAGAAACCGAAGAGGAAGAAGAAATCGTAGAAGCTAAGCACGAAGAAGAGGAAGAGGGCGGTAAGAAAAAAGGTAAGAAGGAAGAAGAAGAGGAAGAAGAAGAGGAAATGGAAGAGGAGTTTAGCATCGAAGAAGATGTTAATGCTCTTCTAGAAGGTGAAGAACTCTCCGAAGAGTTCCAAGAAAAAGCAAGAACCATTTTCGAGGCTGCTCTTCGCTCAAAGGTTTCCGATATTAAGGAAGCACTTGAGGAGCAGTATGCAACTGCTCTTGCTGAGGAAGTAGAGGAAATCAAATCCGAACTTTCTGAGCGTGTAGATGCATACTTAGAGTATGTTGCTGACGAGTGGATGCAAGAAAATGCACTCGTTATTGAGCAAGGTCTTAAGACCGAAATGACTGAATCATTCCTCCAAGGAATGAGAGGTCTTTTTGAAGAACATTATGTATCAATCCCTGAAGATAAATATGATGTGCTTGAGAGCATGGTAGAAAAACTTGATGAGATGGAGACAAAACTCAACGAGCAGATTGAGAAAAACGTTTCCCTTAACAAGCGTCTCGCAGAGTCGGTTGCTGATGGAATCTTTGAACAGGTCGCTGTTGGTCTTGCAGACACACAGAGAGACAAGCTCGCTTCACTTGCCGAAAGTGTTGAGTTTGAAAGTGAAGAAGAATATCGTGAAAAACTGGAGACTTTGAAGGAATCATATTTCCCTTCAAGAGTTGTATCTCCATCGGCTAAAACTGAAACTCTTTCAGAAAGTAGCGAAGCAGTTCAAGAACCAGTTTCTGATGCAATGGCTGCTTACCTGAGAACACTTTCGGGTTTTAGAAAGAATTGAATTTAATATAATTCAAACGCAAAAAACAAACACTTAGTAAAAGGTAAAACGCAAATGTTCCATTCCGAGCATCTGCAGGAAAAGTGGGCACCTCTCTTAGACTATAAGGGTCTTGATACAATCAAAGATTCTCATCGTAGAGCTGTAACCGCTGTCCTGCTCGAAAACCAAGAAAGATTCTTAAAAGAAGAATCAGCATTTAATTCAGGTGGAATTACCAACCTGATGGAGACCCCAACCATGAACACCGGTTCAACTGGTGCTCCTTATGGTGCAGGTTTCGGTGGTAGTGCTGCTGCCGGCGGTCCTACTGCAGGTTTCGATCCAGTTCTGATCTCACTCATTCGTCGTTCAATGCCCAATCTGGTCGCTTATGACCTGGCTGGCGTTCAACCAATGACCGGTCCTACTGGACTCATCTTTGCAATGCGCTCACGCTACAATAATCAAACTGGTGATGAGACATTCTACAACGAAGTAGATACCACTTGGTCAGGTCAACCAAAAGGACGTGACAATGCTGATGGATTTACTGATGTTAATGCTGGTATGGGTACTACAACCCAATACGGCGCTAACCCAGGAATTCTGAATCCAGTTGGCGCTGGTACTTCAACAGGTGCTAATGGTTATAATGTTGGTCAAGGTATGCGTACCGACCAAGCAGAAGCTCTTGACGGTACTGGTGATGACGCATTCAACCAGATGGCTTTCTCGATCGAGAAGGTCACTGTTACTGCTAAGAGCCGTGCCCTGAAAGCTGAGTACTCACTCGAACTCGCTCAGGACCTCAAGGCAATCCACGGTCTGAATGCTGAGGCTGAGTTGGCAAATATTCTCTCAACAGAGATTCTTGCTGAAATCAACCGCGAAGTTATCAGAACCATTTACAAGGTTGCTGAGCAAGGTGCTGTTCAGAACGTTGCAACTCCTGGTATTTTCGACCTCGATGTTGACTCCAACGGTCGTTGGTCTGTTGAGAAGTTCAAGGGTCTTCTGTTCCAGATTGAGCGTGATGCTAACGCAATCGCTCAGAGAACTCGTCGTGGAAAGGGTAACATCATCATGTGCTCTGCTGACGTTGCTTCAGCACTGACCATGGCTGGTGTTCTTGACTACACCCCCGCTCTGAACGCAAACCTCCAGGTTGACGATACCGGCAACACCTTTGCTGGTACTCTGATGGGCAAATTCCGTGTATACATTGACCCATATGCTGCTAACCTGACTGCAGGCAATGCAACCCCAGGCAACCAGTATTATGTTGTTGGTTATAAGGGTTCTTCACCTTATGACGCTGGAATCTTCTATTGCCCATATGTTCCTCTCCAAATGGTACGTGCCGTTGGTGAGAACAGCTTCCAGCCTAAGATCGGATTCAAGACCCGCTATGGTCTTGTTGCTAACCCATTTGCGGAAGGTCTCAACAAAGGACTCGGTGCTCTTACTGTTAACGCTAACCGTTACTACAGAAGAGTTGCTGTTAAGAACCTCATGTGATCC